GTCAAATACACGCATGAAATGTCTAAGGTAAGAAATAAGTTTTAAAAGAATTAAATTCATTTAAAATATTTATATTCTTAGTAGGTCACGTGATTGTACTATATTATCCTTATGAGATAAAACCTTCAACCATCGGTTCCATCGTCGAATTGTTGGAGTGTTTTCGTTTAGATTAGCAAAAAGCTGACTATCCGGAACACTTCTAACAGGTTTCATGATGGAATCTAGGTTTATATTCGACCATTCATGCTGAACTCTAAATAGAGTTCTGATTGAACGGACAATTCGAATATCTGAAAAGGTACGAGGGTTTTCAAACGGTGGTAGATCCCAATAGGGCATCGAAACATGGTAGTTATGGACTCCTAAATCCTCTCTCATTGATCGTAAAAGATTAATTAGAGACCAGAGTTCACTTAAGGTTTTACGAACGTAATCCATCCCCTAAAGAATCTAGTTGGATTTGGTTTTCCAAAGCTATCTGTTTTCCATGGTAAGCGGGAAAGGTCATGAGATATTTTGAAGTATCCCATTGAACTAACCCCCAATACGCATCTACTATTTGCCGTTCAAGGTTTGAACTTTCTTTCATAAGCAGTTTGATCACAATTCGATGTAAATGAATTCTTATTCGAGGTGATGGATCAAGAAAACCTCCTACAAAGGAGAATAATCTTTGTAATCCATCAATATCTCGAGGTAAGGTCATTACAGTTCGAATTACTTTCATCTGTTTTGAATTCTTATTCAAACTAACCTGATACCCGTACCCAAGAAATCGTAACCATCTTGAACCATTAAGTCTGTATTTTCTTAATAATTCAAGAGCTTGAGATGTACTAGTATGAGCTGCAACAGCTTCCTTTAGAGGAGCCGGACTTACGTCCGCTCCTTTAAATAANGTTCGCTTTGCAAACTCTAATCCTAGTCCTTTCGGTGAAATAACGGATTTTGCAATCCCAATTTCAACTCCCAAGGAGGTCATGATTTCATGGTACTTTTCAGCAACTAATTTATTCCAAATCACGATATCATCTCCCAGGACTGCATAGTCTTGAAAGAGGTTAGCGTGAGAGGTTACATTAGTTGACCAGGCCGCCATCTGCACAATAAAATGATGTGTTAGAGCTAACATAGCCCAACT